ATCATTATCATTAGGAAATGGTAATGCAATCCAAATCCCATCTTCATTCAATCGACATCAAGTTTTAATTAAAACATCTGCTGGTGTAGCATCTGGCGCTGTAAGTATTGAAACAGCTGATGTTGCAGATTATACAGGTGCATGGGATCTTGTCACTACTGCAATAACAGTTCCCGCAGCAAGTACAGTTGATGTATATAACTTCACAGGTATATACAGAGCAATAAGGGCCAGAATTAGTACAGTAGTAGCAGGCGGAACTATTACAGTTGAATATATTGGGGCTCCTTAAAGTTAGTTCATCATAATGAGTGAGACTAACAACAAAGACTTTAATAAAGTCAAATCAGAATGGAGACCTAATCCCAAACAAGCTGAATTTTTAGCATTACCCCATTCCATTAAAGAAGGTGCATATCTTGGGGGAGCTGGATCTGGTAAAGCAATTTGTTTAGATACTATTATTCCAGTAGAAAATGGTTATAAACAAATAAGGGATATTCATCCAGGTGATTTAGTTTATAATCATTATGGTCAATTAGTTCAAGTATTAGCTGAAAGTGAAATCTTTACTGATCATAAATGTTTTGAAATTACATTTGATAATAATTTAACTATCAAATGCGATGCTGAACATAAATGGATTGTTCATAAGAATCAAGAAAATAGAAATAAAAGAGATAAGTATCAATTTCTAACTACGCAACAAATAGTTGATTCAAATGAACGATGGTCAATCACTGTTTCAGAACCATTACAAAAATTAAATTATGATTGTCCATTAGATCCATATACACTTGGAGTTTGGTTAGGTGATGGAAATAGTCATGATCCTAAATTTACAAGTGTTGATTTAGAAATTGTAAATAAAGTTTCATCTAAATATAATATATCAGATTATGGATATGGATATTCTTATAGGATTTTAGGAATAACTAAAATTTTAGAAGAATTAAATCTTATTAAAAATAAACATATCCCTAATCTTTATTTTAATTTAGATTTTGAATGTAGATTAGCATTATTTCAAGGATTAATGGATACTGATGGAACCATTAGTTCTTCCGGAACAGGAATTGAATTATCTATTTCAGATGAAATATTAGCTAAGGATTGTTTAAAATTAATTTATTCTTTAGGTATAAAAGCATCATTTACAATTAATAAATCCTGTTATCAAGGAAAAAATTATAAAGATAGATATAGAATTAAATTTGCTACATCCTTGCCAGTCTTTTCTTTACGAAGAAAGGCTGAAAGACATGAGGGAAGAAAAACTGGATTTAATACAGAACGAACTAATTGGCATTATATTCAATCAATTAAAGAGATTGAATCAATCCCAGTTAAGTGTATTCAAGTTTATGGTGGAATTTATTTAGTTACAGAAGCATGTATTCCTACACATAATTCAGACGTTCTATTAATGTATGGCATTCTTAATAGATGGCATGAAAATCCATTATGGAAGCAAGTTTTCATGCGTCGCACTTTTCCTGAATTGAAGAATGAAATTCTAGGCAGAAGTAGAGACATCTATAGCAAATTTGGAGCATCATTCAATAAGACAGATATGATTTGGACATTCCCCCGTATGGATCAATACGGCGCAGGAATGAATACAAATGCTGGGGCACAAATATTCTTAGGACATTGTGAACATGATACCGATGTATCTAAGTATGACTCAATGCAAATTCCCCTCTTCACTCCTGATGAAATAACTTCCTACTCTGAGTTCATTTATTTATACATAGCATTTGAAAGAAATAGAAGTCCACAAGGAACTGGTTTACCTTCAATAACAAGAGCAGCAGGAATGCCCGGAGGAATTGGGCATACGTGGGTTAAAAAAAGATTCATAGACCCATATAAACCTGGTGGCAAAATTATTGTTGGTAAGGGTGGCAATAAAAGAATTTTCATCCATGCAACATATCAAGATAATGCTGAACATATTGACCCAACTTACGGCCAAGCATTAGATGGAAGACCTGAGGCTGAAAGAAAAGCAAAGAAGTTTGGAGACTTTGACGCATATTTAGGTCAAGTATTTGATGAGTTTAGAGATAGACATTATCCAGATGAACCTTTAAATGCATTACATGTAGTACCCCCATTTGAAATCCCTGAATATTGGCCTAAGTTCATAGTCATTGACTGGGGATTTAGGGCAATGTGCTACGTAGGATTTTTTGCAGTAAGCCCTGACAAGCGATTATATCTATATAAAGAATTAACATGGACTAAAACTAAAATTGCAGAGTGGGCGTCCATAGTCAAAGCGTTTATGGATAAAAATATTCGGTTTATAAAAGTCTGTAAATCCGCCGGACAAGACAGAGGACAGGAACATACAATACAATCTGAGATTGAAAAAGAATTAGACCATCCAGTTGAATTAATGATGTCTAATCCTGGCGCTAGAGTTGCTGGTAAAACTTTATTTCATGAATATCTAAGATGGACTCCTAAGCCTCAGCCAAAGATTGGCACAACTGCTGAATATAGTGATGAATATGCAATGTATATTTATCGGACTAAAGGTGAAGAAGATTATCAAAATTATCTAAAACAATTTGACCCACCAACAACAGAAGATAACATTCCAAAATATCAAATTTTTTGTTGTGATCAAACTGACCATACAGAATGTACAAACTGTTGTCCTGAAGCTATCAATGCAATCAAAGCATGTAATTATGCTGAGAATAAAGGTGACACTCCAGCAGAAGATGTGGCACAATTTCATGGAGATGACCCTTATGATGCACAGAGATATGCAATAGATTCTGCTGAACAACTCTTTTTGGACAGCAAAGATGAATTTGATAAGTATATTAGGCAGTCTAGATTAGAACAGTTATTGAAACAAACGGGGGATTGGACTGCATTTTATCGAACAATTGAACATATGGATAAAGTCAGGCCATTAAGAATTGCCAAAGTATTTCATAGAAGACATTGATATATGGATGAAAAAGATATGTTTGCTGGGTTAAATATCAGCGGCCAAATTGATGAAAAAGGAATTTGGGAAGGCGGAGATAATATTGGATTAGATTTTGTCAATATTATCATTAGTAAAAAAGAAGCACAGAGAGTTGTTAATATATTAACAAGTTTTTTAAATAAGCAAGAAAATGAATCCCCTAATTAAATTCTTCCATCAATTAATCCAACCTCATTGCCCTGATTGCATAAGTCAATTAGAAATGGAAATGGAAGAGAAGAAATATTGTAGTTCATGCGCCACATTACAGATGGAATTGGCAACTGCTAATAAAAGGATTGATGACTTATTAACTAAACTAACTGATAAACCTTTTATTGCAGAAGTGACTGCGCCCGCTCAACCACAACAAGTTATTCAAACTAGGCATTTACCCTGGTCAGTTCAGCGTCAAAGATTAGAAGCACAATCAAAATTACGCGCGCAGGAATTAAGGCAAAACAATGTAGCACAGGAGCGCGCAGCTAAACCTGATTCTGATAATAATGTTTCAACAACAGATAAATTAGAACAAGAATTAGGAATTAACACCAATGCCAGTAATTCCTAACATCTCAACTCTTAAAAAGTTATATCAGGAAAGAACTGACCCATTACCTGAAAAAAGGGCAGAGGATTGGCCTGAGTTAGCTAAATCATGGGCTGGCAGACAATATGAAATGCCCAATGAATCTAAAGGTGTAAATAATCTTAGACCCATGAATATGTTAGAGAGAATGTATTATGGCCCAACTGTTAATGCAGCTACTTATCCTGGTGGATCAATTGCATTAAATCGACAAAATATTGAAAAGAATAAAATCAATATGGATAATTTGTTAGTCCATGAATTAACCCATATTGGTCAAGGTCAACGTGGTGGAATTATGAAGTCATATGCAGAAGGTGGAAGTATGGACATGCCACCTTATGAAAGAGAGGCATATGATGCTGAAAATAATAGAATGAATAATGTTAGAACTACAGATATTGAATTAAAACCCCCAAGAATGGGACCGCCTAGTCCAATCCAGACTGTTTATAATCCTAAAGCCATTAAAAAGTGAACAAGAAATTCGAAGAATTAAATCTTAATGATGAGGAGATTAAGGATCTCCTGTCAATGAGAGATCATTTCTGGGATGAGGATACAGCTACACGTCAATCCTTACTTCAGAAATATCGAAGATTAAAATTATTCTGGAATAATATTTCAAATGTATGGTTTGATTCCGTCGCGCATGACTGGCGTGTTGGCAATACATTTGATGATTCAATCAGTGGTTCATCTGACCAAGCATTTTATGACCAACGCATAAATGTTTTTAGGGCATATTTAGAAAGTATTTTTGCAGCCTTAAGTAGTTTAGTCCCTCCAGTTAAAGCATATCCAGATGATGCTGAAAATGCATCTGACATAGAAACTGCTAAAGCTGCATCTAAAATTGCTTCATTAATATACAGGCATAATGAAGCCGACATGTTATGGCTTCATAATCTTTATATATGGGGCACTGAAGGTCTTGTCTGTGGCTATAACTACGCCAAATATGACAAGAAATATGGAACATATAAATTAGACACCTATAAAAAAGTTCCAGAAATCCATAGAGTAACAACATGTCCATTATGTCAATTTGAATTGAATGATGAACTTGTTACTGAGGAACAGTTACAACAGGAACAGTTAATACAACAACAGCAGCAATTATTACAACAACAGGAACAACAACAGTTACAACAGGGACAAGAACAATCTC